TATATATTGGTTCAAAAGAGGAAACACCAAGAGTATATGAAAGTGGAGGAGATAGGTGGGAATATGCAGTTGCATTATCTTCTACTCATGAATTTACACAAGTCAGTTTTGTAAATGGGATTCATACTTCAAAAGGTGGAAAACATGTTGAATATATATTGAATCAAATTACAAGAAAATTAACAGAATTTATTGAAAAGAAGAAAAAGATAAAAGTGAATATGACAAGCATCAAAGAACAAATTATATTATTCATTCGTTGTGATATAGAAAATCCAGCATTTGACAGTCAAACAAAAGATTATATGAATACACCTTTTCAAAAGTTTGGTTCAACTTGTGTAGTAAGTGATAAGTTTATAGAAAAGATTGCAAAAATGGGAATTATGGATGCAGCATGTGCATTAACTGAAATAAAAACAAATAAAGCAGTTAAAAGGATGGATGGACAGAAAATAAAGACAATAAGAGGAATACCAAAATTGGTGGATGCAAATTGGGCTGGAACAGAAAAATCTAATCAAACAATTATTATATTTTGTGAAGGAGATTCAGCAAAAGCAGGAATTGTTTCTGGTTTATCTTCTGAAGACAGAAATATAATTGGAGTTTATCCAATGAAAGGTAAAATTATGAATGTTCGTGGAGAGACAAAGTTAAAAGTATCTGAAAACAAAGAAATTACAGATATTAAAAAGATATTGGGTTTGGAAATGGATAGAGAATATACTACAATAGAAGATGTTCACAAACATTTGAGATATAGTAAAGTAATGTTCATGTGTGATGCAGATTTAGATGGAAACCATATAAAAGGACTAGGAATTAATTTGTTTCATTCGGTTTGGCCGAGTTTGATAAAAATTCCAGGTTTTATTTCTTTTATGAGTACACCTATTCTAAAAGCCCGTAAAGGGAATTCAGAAATGGCATTTTATAATGAAGGTGAATATCAAGCATGGAAAGATTCTCAAGAAGAAAAATCATTACAAAATTGGAAAATAAAATATTATAAAGGTTTGGGAACAAGTACAGGAAAAGAATTTCGTGAATATTTTAAAGAAAAAAAGGTTGTTGGATTTGAATTAGGAGAGAAAAGTGATGATTCTATTGATATGATATTTAATAAAAAAAGGTCGGATGACAGGAAAGAATGGTTAAGAAATTATGATAGAAATTTATATTTGGATACAAAAGATGAAACTATTAAATATGAAGAATTTATTGATAAGGAATTAATACATTTTTCAAAATATGATTGTGATAGAAGCATTCCGAATTTAATGGATGGATTAAAGATTAGTTTAAGAAAAATATTATATTCTGCATTTAAAAAGAGATTGACAACAGAAATAAAAGTAGCACAATTTTCAGGATATATTTCAGAGAATTCATGTTATCATCATGGTGAAGCTTCTTTAAATGCAGCAATAGTTGGAATGGCTCAAAATTTTGTGGGTGCAAATAATATAAATTTATTTATGCCAAATGGACAAATGGGAACAAGGTTAATGGGTGGTCAAGATGCAGCATCTGAGAGATATATTTATACTCAATTATCAAAAATTACAAGATGTATATTTCCAGAAAAAGATGATAATATTTTGACATATTTAAATGATGATGGAACAATGGTAGAACCTATTTATTATTGTCCGATTATTCCAATGATTTTAATAAATGGTTCAAAAGGAATTGGAACTGGATTTAGTACAAATATCTTATCTTACAATCCAAGAGATATTATTCAATATTTAATAAATAAAATATCTGATGAACCAACACAAGAAATATTTATTCCTTATTATGATGGATTTACAGGAGAGATTACACAATTAAAAGATAATCAATTTGCAATCAAAGGTAAATATGAAGTAATTGGACCAGATAAGATAAGAGTAACAGAATTGCCTGTTGGATTTTGGACGAATGATTTTAAAGAATATTTGGAAAGTTTAATTGAAAGTAAAACGGATGCAAAAACTGGTAAAAAAATAAATCCAATTATTAAAGATTATGATGATATGAGTAAAGATACTTCTATTGATTTTACAATTACATTACAAAAAGGTAAATTGGAAGAATTGAATTCAGTTCAAGATGGAATCTATAAACAGTTTAAATTGATATCAACAGTTTCTACTTCAAATATGCATTTATTTGATTCAGAAGATAAACTAAAAAAATATAATACAATTCCAGAAATAATAGATGACTATTATGTCAAGAGATTAGAGATGTATGAAATAAGAAAAACATATTTGATAAATGAATTGAAGAGAGAACTGATGGTGTTAAATAATAAAGCAAGATATATTAAAGAAATATTGGAAGGAACAATTGATTTAAGAAAAAAGACAAAAGAAGTGATAAATAATATGCTGAGAGAAAAAGGGTATGATGAAATAAAAGAAGGAGACGAATATAAATATTTGACAAAAATGCCAATGGATAGTGTGACTGAAGAAAATGTAAAAAAATTAATGGATGACCATGCAAAGATGATAAAAGAGTTGGAAGAGTTGGAAAATATGACTAAAGAAGAAATGTGGCTAAAGGAATTGAACGAGCTAAATCAGGAATATCTTCTTTTTAAAGAAGAAAAAGAGAGAATGATGGACAATAATTGTTTAGAAGTAAAAAAGGGTAAAAAGAAATCATCAAAATTGCCTAAATAATTATCGTAAAGAACCTGCACACATTGAATATAATAATCTATAAGTAAAGTAAAATAACAAATAACTGATACATCCTGAAACAGTCATGACATAAATGCTAGGATGAACCTTACTGCCAATAGCAAACATCAAATAGAAAAGATAAAAGAAAAATATCAAGAAAATAATAAATCCAATAACTGCTAAAATATAAAAATATAAGCAGTATTGTTTAGACAACGGTCCAAACACATTATTCATAATTCCATTATTTCCATTCATATTCATATTCATGTTCATGTACGACATAATATATTATATAAATATAATATTTATAATTTATTAAAAAAAATGCTAAAACCATTTAGGTAAAATTAATTCTTTATCAGAATCATTAGTAAAAATAGGACGATCTATAGGTGTATACATAGTAGATACATCTGTTAAATATTTTTTATAACCTTTAGCTTCATTATAAATTTGCTTAATACAATAATCAAGGACGATATTATTTAATTGTTTTATTTGCTGAGTAATATTATCAGGTTGATTTACGGAATGTTGTAAAAATATAGATCTCATAATAATTTTTAAAGTATCTTCATCTTGATTGGAAATTAAAAAAACATGATTAGACATTTTATATACACCATTTCTTATTCCATTTTGTATGCTACAAATATTATTAGAAGAAAAAAATGCATCTGATAATGTAGTATTATTCCACAATCCTTCTGTAGGATTTCTAAATGTAGAACATTGATTTACGGGAATTTTATCATATAAATCAAACTTTTCAGATATATCAGGTGGTGTACAGTGTCTAATATTTACTCTTCCATTAGATTTTGAAGAATAATTTTGTTTCATAAAATATAATTATATAATAAATATATAATTATACAATGGCGAATTTTCAGAAGATGACATTAATGATTGCATGCATTATTTTATTAATTTGCATTGTAATAATAATATTAATTTTTTTATTTCCAAATACAAAACAAGTCTGGCCACCATTAGTTGCAAATTGTCCTGATTACTTTACAGATGTAAAAGGAGATGGTTCAGAATGCGTTAATAATTTATCATTAGGAACATGTCATGGTTCTATTAATTTTACAACAACTCCATATATTGGTACAGGAGGAAATTGTGCAAAATATAATTGGGCAAATGGTTGCAGTTTAACTTGGGATGGAATAACATATGGAGTAAAAAATCCATGTACAACAACTTCTTCTTAAGTAGATAAGTTTTTCAAGTATAAATATATAAAAGAAATTATAATATTATTATAATGGAAAACATAGAATTAAATAAAATATTGGATAGATTAAATGAAGAACAAGTTATGAAACAATTATTACTTAATTTTAATAAAAATAATAAAGATTTGACAAACAAGAATAATATTTATTTATATGGTAAATCTGGGACAGGTAAGACTACTTTTGTAATGAATTTATTAAAAGAAATGGATTATGATGTTGTAAAATATGATGCTGGAGATATAAGAAATAAAAATATTATTGAAAATATTACAAAGCATAATATGTCTGATAAAAATATAATGAGTATGTTTCATAAAAAGATTAAAAAAATTGTAATTGTAATGGATGAAATAGATTGTATGAATAATGGAGATAAAGGAGGAATCAATTCTCTCATTAAAATTATTCGTCCAAAAAAAACAAAAAAACAAAAATTAGAAGACAATACATTGAATCCAATTATTTGTATAGGTAATTATCATATTGATAAAAAAATAAAAGAATTAATGAAAGTATGCAATGTAATAGAGCTAAAACCTCCAACAATAAAACAAATACAAACAATTATTTCTCTCATTATGCCAAATATTGAAAAGGAATTATTAATAAATATTTCAGAATTTGTTCAAAATGATTTAAAAAAATTGGTAAACATTTATGAAATTTATAAAAAGAATTCTAATATTTTAAAAAATAATTTATTTAATACTATTTTTAAAAAAAAATCATTTAATGATGATACAAAAGAAATTACAAATTTATTGTTTAAGAATAAATATTCTATAACTGAACATAACCATTTAATAAATGATACAGATAGAACTATTGTTGGATTATTATGGCATGAAAATATTATAGATCATTTAAAAAATTCAAATTCAAAAAAAATTATTCCTTTTTATTTAAAATTATTAGAAAACATTTGTTTTTCTGATTATATTGATCGTATTACTTTTCAAAAACAAATCTGGCAATTTAATGAAATGACTTCTCTCTTAAAAACATTTTATAACAATAAATTATTTCATGAAGAATTTAAAAACTCTTCATCAAATATCAAACCACTCAAAGAAATAAGATTTACAAAAGTATTAACCAAATATTCTACTGAATATAATAATTATATATTCATACAAAATTTGTGTCAATTATTGAATATGGATCAAAATGATTTATTTTATTTTTTTCTTAAATTAAAAGAAACCTATCAAGAAAGCGATATTTATTCTATTTTTGAAGATTTAGAAATATCAAAATTAGATATTAATCGCGTATTCAGATTTTTAGATAAATATATGAACGAAAATGCTGCAAATTTATCTGAAACATTTATTACTGAAGAAGAAATTATTTATGAAGAATAATATTATTATTAGAAGAAGTTATATTAGATGTATTAGTATTATTTGTATTTAAATAATTAAAATTTAATGAATGAAATAAGTATTCTTCTATATCCATTTCTAAATCATATTCAGTTCCATATATATTATTACAATTAATTATTTTACAAATTCTTATTTTTGGATAAAAAAAAGAATTACCCATATTCAGTCCTAGTATAAATATAATAAATAAATAATTCATTATTTATTATATATAATATTATATTTATATCTTTATTTAACAACAACATCAACACCTTCGTGAGCTGGAGCAGTTTGAACTGGATTTTCATTTGTATATAGAAACTTGTATTGATAAGTTTGCATCAAATCTCTTCTCTTCTTCGCCCATCTTTTCTTGTCTTCAATTGGAATCACAACTTGAAAATGATTTTCATATTGTTCTGGTGTATGATAAAACAATGTGATTGGCTCATTTTTCATCTTATTTTCACCAGTGCAAATCATCACTTTGAAATATATATCTTCATCAAATGACCCAACTTTTTGACGAATCACTTTCTTGTCATATTTTCTGGGATCAACTGAAGGAAAATTTGTCAAGTCATAAATTGTATCATACCTTTGGTATTCACCAGTCAACAAATTTTTGACAAATTGATACTTTGTACCATATTGTGCATTCAAAATCACATTCCCAACATCTCCAGAAGAATAGACATGAATAGTCTTCATAATGAATCTATCCTTCTTTTCATCATACATTCTTCTCTTAATTTTATGCAAATGTTTATTCTTGAACAATGCCATTTCTTCATCCTCAGATTCAGTTGATTCAGAGAAACAATCATTGTTATAGTATTCATCATCGTAATATTCAGGCATTTCTGTTTGTAATATACTGTTATCTATTATAATAATTTTAAATCAATTTTTTATTTATATGTTACATATGCATAAAAAATAAAGACCTAATGGGTCCAATTTTTTATTTATATGTTTACATATGCATAAAAAATAAAGACCTAATGGGTCCAATTTTTTATTTATTTATATTATTATACGTTCTTCTAATACTTTAATACGTTTTTTCATTTCTACATTATCTCTCATTAATACTTGAATTAATGAATTTTTATTTACCATGTTTTTTTCCATTTCTATAAATTTATAATTTAATGTTTCTAATCTTTGAATAATATTATCTTGTATAATTTTATTTTTCTTTTCTTTAATTTCTGTAATTTGTTTTAATACTGCTGGTTTATTTTCTACTTTTCCTGGTTTATATTCTTGTAATAGATTATCCATTTTATTTATAAAAAAATCTTTTATATTTTCATCTTTTATAAAATCAGTTATAACTTTGGAAGACATTTTCATAAAATTATTTTCTGGTTGGTTTAATAACTCTTTTTTATCAAAAGAATTATGAATATGAGAGAAAACTAATATTGTCTTTACTGGGTCCAATTGAATTAATGGTATTGTATAATCTTTTAAAAAATGTTTTTCTTCTGCCAATGCAGCATCATTCATATAAGAAGTTTGTGTTAATAATTCACGACGAAATGCAAATGTTGCTGCAGTAGAATGATATTTACCATAAGGTCCAAATTGATATAATTTATCAATATGTTTAAAATAAATATATAATTCACTAGAACCTGCAATCAAAAAAGAAGGATTTTTTATAAGAGTATCTACTGCATGACTTATTCTTTCTGGAGGATAAAAATCATCATCATCCATATAAATTATAATATCTCCTTTTGATTTTTCATGCATTATATTTCTTTTCTTTCCCAAATTAAGCTGTTCATCATATTTATAATATTTTACTTGAGGTATATCTTTAACCAAATCTTCTATTTTATCTGTTCCATCATCTACAATAATCCATTCTACTCTCTCTAATGGGTATGTTTGAGAGAAAAAGCATTTAATTAACATATCATAAAAAGGTCGTCTATTAAATGTTGGTGTACATACACTTACAAATGGAAATTTTGTATTTTTTTTCATTATATTATAATGACTCACATAATATTTAATTACTTATTATAAATATTATAAATAAGGTTCTATTAAACTTATGATGCTACTTCCCTTATTTTTTATCTGCTTGTCATGTACGAGAAGCAGAAGGAGAAGTAGTACGAGAAGTAGTAGCTGAAGCAGGAGAAGCAGAAGAAGCAGGAGAAGCAGGAGAAGCAGAAGAAGCAGGAGAATCAAGAGGATTAGTAACTGAAGCAGAATCAGAAGCAATATTTGTAAAATCAACCAGTTTTACATTATCATCTTTATTTTCTACTGGAATAGCTATTGCCTCTTTTATTTTATTGTCATCATCATCATCATCTTTTTTAACAGAAATAATTGTATCAATTATAAATTGAATATCTTGTATATATGACATATCATTTATTGTTCTATTACACGTGCTTGTCTTAAAATATGAATTATATTTATTTAAAATAGTTATTGGATTTTCTTTATTAAAATAATTAATATAATCAATAAAGAATTCATTTTTTCTAGAAGTAAATTTTTTAAATTTATTTAATAAAAAATCTGTAAAAAAATTTCCTCCACCATTTTGTTCATCAGGTTGTTTAGTAATTTCAGTCATTTCAATTTCACCTGGTTCAATAATTTTAGGTGGAGGTGGTTTGCATATTAATAAATTAAAGAAATATCCAAACAAAAGTACAATTAAAAATACACCAAATGCAACTAAATAACTATAAACTTTATCTATTATTTCTGCTCCAACAAAATCAATTAAAAATATAATAACTATTAATATATAAATATATCGTTGTTGATATACAATTCCTTTCCAAACATTTACTAATGAATAATCTTCCTTATCATTAACATAATCAGAAATATTAATTTTGTTACTATTTTCTGTAATATTTGATGGTAATATTACTGGATTAATAACATGTTTATTTGATGACTCTTGTACATTAATATCATGTTGAGAAAGATTTCCTGAACTTTCAGTTGAACTATCTGTCATATCTCCTTTTACACCTCCTGTTAAACTATCTCTTGCCGAACTTTCTTTTAAACTATCTGTTAAACTTTCAGTTGAACTTTTTTCCGAATCTTCTTTTACTAATGAATAAATATCATCTAAAATATTTTTATCTTTTTTCAAAGTATTACCTCTAAAACATGTTGGGATAATAATATATAAAAATATTAATGTATACGCAATAAAAAATGGTACAACAAATGATGAAATGCCACTATACATATTTATCATCATAAAAAAAACAATAATTATTTTTAATAATGTTCCTATTATTCTAATACAAAAAAAGAAACCATACCAAAAAATATTGTTCCACAATTTAGAAATGTTACCGTTATTTTTATACGAGTCATATGTAATTTCCATTAATTTCTTCAATATTTCAACTGAATACAATATGTAATGATAAGTTTGAAAAAATAAATTATATATAAATACTATAAAAAATGTAATTCCTGTTATAAAACAAGGAAATATTATTAATAGTGACACTATTAAACTTGGATAATATACATATAAAAATCCAAGAATTAATAATAATAATCCTTCATTTGTATATTTATATAAAGTTTTATATATCAAATTATATATTATAATATTATATACAAGAGATTTTCTTATTGTATCTATAGAAAACATAATTGGAAGAGCAATTCCTAAATCTATAATTACCCAAAATAAATCAATCACAAACCAATCTCTTATACCAGAATAACTTATTAAATTATCATTATATGCATATGATTTTTTTTTATAGTTAATAAAATATATAAAATTAGATAAATTAATATCATACTCCCCAAAAAAAGAATATAAATATTTTACATATTTTTTTTTAAAACTTACTAATCCATAACCATAAGTATGGTCACCGGTTTCAACTGAAATATCTATATCTTGTTTATAAGTTTCTGGGTCACAATTATTATTTATATTTGTATCAATATAATCAAATTTAATCAAATTAAATAATGAAATATTTGAATACTCATTTTCTGTAAAAGTATCTTTTGGTTTGGAATCAACTTCTGATTTATCCTTGTAATAAGTCCTTTCTAAAAAAGGAGAACAAAAACCTCCACCGGTTGATATAATATTATCAAATACACCTGAATTAAATACTTGATTATTATAAATAATAATTGAATAAATAAATACTAAAAAAATTAATAAATAACAAATATGAATAATAAAAGATATAAAAAAATTATATATAGGACTATTGTATTTAACTTTAGTTTTTTGATCTAATTTTGAATCATTATTATAATCATTAGTACTTTCATCTTCGCCATACATATAATTCCAAAGAATATATTATAAGTAATTGAATGAATTGTTATTATTATATATATATTATTATATGGAAAAGGGATTTACTGTTTTAATAGTTTTATTTATTATGTTTTCACTTTATTATTGGAAAGTAAAAGAAAGTTTTACAAATAATAATAATGTAAATTTACCTTTTGATACAACTATTAGTTGTCTTAATAAATGTGCACCTGGAAATAATAGTTGTTATATAACAGGAGAGCAATGTATTAGAGATGGAGATTGTTATGGATGTAAAATGTTAGACCAACCTCCTATAAAAAAACATTCTAATGTAATTGCAGATAATGATGCGGGAAAACTAACAGATGGTTTAACACCAAATTACTCAGTATTGACAACAGATATTGGAACTAAAGCTGGAATATATAATTATTCTCAAATAAATAAACCTCCTCCGCAATATAATAAAGGAATAAATACATGGAGAACTTTATTTGATGAAGGTAAATATTTATATGATAAAAGATATAATCCTTCAATAATAATAGATGGAATAGAACCTTCTTATGAAGAGATTCCTACTTTATCTGGAGAATTTTCAGTAATTGGCCCAAAACCATCTAATTATTAATTAATATTATTAATATAGTAATTAATTATATATGAAAATACCTATTAGTAAACAATCAAAAAAATTGATTAGACATTCTGGTATACCATATCCTTCATCAAAACCTTCATCAAACCCTTTATCTATTATTTCCGATTTTTTTAGTTCTGTATTTAATAGAAAATTACCTCCAGTAATAAGAACTATACGAAATCATGATGAAGACCCACCAATTACAATTCAATCTTATGCAACAAGTGAAGTTCCACAAATTACAAGTAAAGACCCACAAATTACAATTGAAGAACCACCAATTACAATTCAATCTGATGCAACAAGTGAAGTTCCACAAATTACAAGTGAAGACCCACCAATTACATTTGAAGATAATGCAACGGGTGAAAACTATAAACTTGTAACTAGGATTGGAGAATTTATTTTAGCAATAGATAATAATTCAACCGATTATTTTTTGACTGATATACCTACTATTATGTCAAGAGTAAACATTAGAGATATGGCATTTATAATGGAAAAGGAAATTAATACAAAAACAAGTGAAGAAACAGGACAAGTATTAATAAAAATATTAAAAAGTAGGAGTGATGAGGATAACCTTAAGTTAATTGAGCATTCTTCATTATTAGAATATAAAAAAAGAATTATTCAAAATTTTTTACTTGAATCTCAAATAATGAATATAGAACTTACATACCCTTGTATTGGATATTCAGATGTTCCTCATAGTTTTGGAGATACAACAACACATGCATATCATAAAGACAATATGGTTTCTATTGTAACTAGCGGAACATTTAAAGATGAGTTAGATTCTATTATCAGTAGTAATGGTAGACTTGTAGATCTTTCTTTTTTTAGATACAAATCTGTTTGTGTTTCTACAACTATTAGAATATTGTATAATGGCGAGCGGATAGAAATTAGAACTTTGGTTCGCCCTGAAACAACAATAGCAATTAATAATAAACTTATTGAACATAGTAAACCATTTATTATAGAACAAGATGAAGGAAAAACATATAAAGCAGATAGAAGGCAATTAAATGAACAAGTATTATTAGATTCTCGTAAAGAAAGAAGTCTAAATAGAATTGAAGTAAAATTTCTTACTTTTCACCAATTACAACGCATTTATAGTTCTCGTCCTCCATCTCAACTTTTTTAGGTATTTTTAGTACGCCTTTACTTCAACCAGAGATTATTATACCGACTCGTACTTTAAGTACTCATCTTGACACAACAATACTTGAAAAAGGTAGAAAAAAAAGAACAAAACGAAGAAGAACAAAAAGAAGAAAAACAAAAAGAAAAATAATAAGGAAATAATAACATAATATTATTATGGAAGCAATTTATGCTATTGATTCAAATTATGGATTATCTCAAAAAGGAAATATTCCTTGGAAATGTAAAAAAGATATGATTTTTTTTAAAGATAAAACAAAAAATAATATTGTAATTATGGGAAAAAATACTTATTTCTCTCTATTAAAGCCTTTAGAAAATAGATTAAATATTATTTTAACGAAATATCCACATATATATTCAGATGAAATGAAAAAGTATGATAATGTAATATTTACAGATAATGATAATATAGATTTAATTTCTATTGAAAGAGAGAAATACCCATTTTTACAAGAAAATTATAAAATATTTATTATTGGAGGAAAACAAATTTATGAAAAGTTTATTCCGAAATGTAAATATATTTGGATAACACAATTAAAAAAAGATTACTCTTGCGATTTATTTATAAATTATGATTATTCTAATAATTTTCAAAAAGAAGTGATAGATGAAAATGAAGAATTTATAATTTATAAATATACAAATACACATTATATTTGTTTATAATATAGATGTTTACTAATAAAGATAAACAAAAGTATAAAGAAGAAAATGTTAATATAGACAAAATTTTACCAACACATAATACAAGAAGGCATAGAATATTTAATGCATTTACAAAAAAGGCATTTGGTACTTCTGTTTATACGAGAGAAGAATTAGTATCTTTTTTTAGATCATTAATAAGAATTAATTATTATAATTGTTCAGGTGAATATAAAAATAATAATGATATTGTAAATACAGCTATTTATTGTAAAGAAGATTTAGATAACTTTAATTTACTAGGAAATAAAATAAAAATTAAAGTTACGTGTGAAGATAATAAAACGAAAGAAATAAAATTAAAATATTTTTTTAGAAAAATACATGAAATGGGATATTATTTAAAAGATTCATTATTAAATAATGAGGATGTTGATAAATGTATGATTAATGATTTATTAACATTTTTAAAAATGTATGATATAGATCTTGAAAAAATATTGCCTCATATAATGTTAGGATATACAATGTTAGATAATGCTCATAATATGAATCCATCTAATACTGGAACAAAATATATAAATAAATTAGTTAGTAAAGATGTAAATAGAAGCACAACATCTAAATTAACAAGAAGACATTCATTTAAAAGAGCAAACCAAGAAACTATTGGAAATTGTTGGGCATGGGCATCTGTTAGAATGATTCTAAAATTTATTCAAAATATTATTAAATTTCATCCACATAATGAAATACTTGATATTGAGGTATCAAAATCTGTTATGAATGAAATTTATCATTTTAATAATTTTACAAACTTTTTTTTAGTATTTAATTTAACAATTCCTAAACATCAATATAATATTAATAATGTAAGATTAAAAAATGTAACAATTTATATTTTTTGTGTATTATTAATAGATCATTATAATCCAGATATTTCCATCTATTTAAATAATGGAATAATACTAAATCCGACAAAAGTAGAAGCAGAAAGAGGAGTAAGAAGTATTACTTTTATTTTTGATTTTTTAAAAGGAATTAAAAATATTAAAAATACATTAGAAAAACTAAATTTTTTTAAGAGGTTTGAATTTAATGAAGTTCAACAAAATATTATAATTGATTTTTTTGATGAATTTGAAAATTATATGAATGATTATAACTATAAAATACATGTGAAAACAATTAGATTTCTTAATAACCAAATATATAATATGAATATTGATAGCTCTAAAAGATTTAATAGAACTGATGAAAATACAATGAAAGTTATAGATGTAATTATAGAAATAATTAAAAAATATAATTTATATATATATTTTGGAATTGATTTATCTACAATACCTTCTTCACTAGAAAAAGAATTTCTTGATAAACATCCATTTCATGCATTAGTTATTACACAATATAGTTCAAAAAAAAATAAATTTATTATAGAAAATTCTTGGGGTAAAAAATATTCTACTTTTTTAATTACTAAAGAACAACTACTTGAAGCAATAAAAAAACATGATGACTTTATTTTTCAATATATTTATCCAACACATTATAAAGGAATATTAAAAGGTTACAAACCTGTAAGCAATCATTTTGATCCAAGTACAGCTTCTTTAGATGATAGACCTGAATATTTAAAATCAGTTCATCCTACTTCAAAGAGACGTTCTTCAAAACGATATAGTTCACCTAAACATAGTTCATCTAGTCATATACATATTTCACCTAGACGTAGTTCATCTGGAGATAGTTCACCGCTAGGTTAACTTATAATTTAAGTAGCATATAATAGACCACAATTTCCTCCAATAAAGTTGACAACATTATATCTCTCTTCATATACAACTAAATTGTAATTATAATCATAGATTCTCCAAGTAGGTTTATTAATTCCAATAACATTACCTGATTGTGGGTCACAAATAACTAAACTTTGTGCATTTGGGTCAACTGGAGGTGTAATAGTAACTGTTTCTAATTCAATATTATTAAATCTACTCATATTCATAGCTCCACTTGGTTGTAAATCAAGATTGGATGAATTTAAACAGAAATTATATAAATACACTCCATTTTTTCCAGAGCCAGAAGCTCTTGTATATTTTTCAATATAATTATAAACACCGGCAGGTTGTATATTCTCTCTATAAATGCCGTCTAATAATATTCCCATTGAAATTAATATATTTTTTGTATTTTCAAAGTTAAAATTTCCTGTAATCATCCATCCAGTTAAAAAGCCATTAGTATTTACACCAGGTCCTATTTCTACATTTGTACCAGAACGATTTACAGTCCAAGTACCATTAGTAGGTCCTTGAATAAGGTCATTAGGTAAATAAGAATAAGGCCAATTTGTATAATTACTCCATTCATTTCTTAAATTAACATCACTTCTTTGGAAGTAAAACATCCAATCAGTAATCATTCCAATAGAATCTAAAGTAATACGATTTGAACCAGTCACATTATAAAATATTTGTTCTCTCACTTGTTTGAATAAATATTTTTGTTCTTGTAAAGCAAATATTCTAGATTCTTCATTAGAGAGAAAACCATATGTACAAATTAAATGAATATCAGCATTCCATAATGTTCTTGTATCAACATAAGAAGATACACCTAATTCAACATCAGGTGGAGTTTGAAGAAAACGATAAAATTGCATATAATATAAATTAAAATTAGGAGAGATATATGGAAAGTTATTAGGATAATCATATACATCTCTAATTTGCATTAATTCATAAATAGGTCTCATAGTTACATTAATATGTAATTCATTATATTGTAAAGAAATAAGAGGAAAAGCCATTTGACTTTTGATATTAAACCAACTATTTAAAGGAATATATAATATTCTTCCTCTAATACTAGGTTCAGCTCCCGCATTATCGGTAGTATAATAAGCATTAGGATAAGAGTTTACACGAGTTCCAGAATTAGCGGGGTCATATAATTCAGGAACATGACCAATCATTTGATAAAATAAATCTTTTTTCACTCCAGTAAAATCTCTTAATACCGAATTTAATAAATAAGAACCAGAATATTCTTGTATAGTTTGATTACCACAAGTAATAGTAATTTTACTAATCATTTGAGCACCAATATATTCAATCCATTTAAATTCATAAGGAACCCAATTTTGATTATTTTCATTAACAGGAGGAACAATTGGACTCCATATATTTGGAAGTTCAACAGAGAGATAACAATCCATTAATAAATCAGCATATCTAGGTATTTTAAATGTAAAATTAGATTCTTCAGTTAAACGCAATGTTTTGGTTCCATCAAAATCAACTCTAAATTTTTGTAAACCGAAATTGGTGTATTTTGAATATGTTGATTTAAAAAATGTTTTAGAAGGGTTACCATTTAAAATAATATTTTGTTGACCTTCAGAAGCTAATTGCATTAATCCACCCGGCATAATTAGTATATTATATAATATATTATTTAACTTATGAATAATTATTAATTATATTATATTAATCAATAATATAATTAATGGACCCAAAAATGATTGGAATGTTTGTATTTACAGGTGTTTTTATTATAATTATTGTTGTTATATTAATAGTGAATCAATATTCATATAATGCAGCAGTTGTTAATAATAATAAGATTAAAAGTTTAACATATCAAACTATAAATTACAATGAAGATAGAACAATAATACAAGACCCATCATGTGTAATTGTAGAATCATCGCCTACAAATGATAATACTGCTGAAAAAAAAGGATTATATAAAATTCGTGATTATTATATATTATCTTCTTATAATTCATGTAATACAAGCACAGAACTGCAACATAATACTATTTCATTAAATGCATTAAAGTATGTAATTGGTCAAGGTGCAAGATTATTAGATTTTGAGATTTATTCTTTAGAAAATAAACCAATTGTTTCTACATCAAATAATCCTGATAATTATTACATGTTTCAATCAAGTAATTATGTAACTTTTAATGATGTTTTTGAAACTATAATAAATAATGCTTTTAATATTTCTACATGCCCAAATCCAATGGATCCATTATTTGTTCATTTAAGAGTTAAGAGTAATAATGATAAAATGTTAAATAATTTAGCTACAATATTTGAAACATATGAAGGTTCAACTAATTATATATTAGGAACAACATATAGTTTTGAAAAAACAACATGTAATCCTAATGTAACAACTGAAAGAAATAAACAAAGTAATATATCACCTGAATGTAAAGATATAACAATAAATGATGCTAGTTATAATTGGTGTCATCCAGAAATAACAAGAGATATTAGCCAGAATTCTAATATAAATTTAAATTGTAATACTAATAATATTACAGAAGAACCATTATATTATTTTCAAAATAAAATAATAGTAATTTTAGATAGAAGTAATACAACTGCTTTAGATTGTGCTAATTTAATGGAATATGTAAATTTAACAAGTAATTCTTTATATTGTCGTTTAATTAATAATTTTACTATGGTAAATTCACAAGACCAGCAAGAATTATTAGAATTTAATAAAAGAACAATGACTATTGTTACACCTGATATTGGAATAAATAAAAATAATCCGGATGTTAATAAATCTAAATTATTAGGAATACAATTTAATGCAAATAACTTTTATCAAAAAGATAATTCTTTAAATAATTCAATAAATATGTTTAATAGTGCTGGATGTGCTTTTATTCTAAAACCAGCTGAAATGAGATATTATCCTATAACCGTTACAGTTCCTCCTCCAAATCCTCCGGGATATTCTTTTAAAGAAAGACAAATTAAAAACAATTATATTGGATTATCAATATAATATTACTTTATATTATGAATAAATATAAATGTGATAAAAAATTTACATTAGAAGAATGTGAATTAACTATTTTAAGATTAGCTGTTGATAAAGCAGAAAAAAATATTAAGACAAATATAATAAACTCTCCTAATATTCAAAAAATTCTTCTTATTGTTGAAACATTTTTAAAAGATAAACAATTAATTGTTTACGGTGGGACTGCTATTAATTCTATTCTTCCAATAGAAGACCAGTTTTATAATAAAAATACAGATTTACCTGATTATGATATTTATTCTTATAATGCTTTTGATGATTCAAAAGAATTAGCAAATTTATATTATACAAATGGATTTACAGAAGTAGAAGCTAAAACTGGAATTCATTGTGGAACATATAAAATATTTGTTAATTTTATACCTATTGCAGATATCACATTTTTAAATAAAAATATTTTTAATTCTATTAAAAAAGATTCTATTATAAAAAATGATATATTGTATGCTCCTCCTAATTTTTTAAGAATGTCATTATATTTAGAATTATCTAGACCTGAAGGAGATGTAAGTAGATGGGAAAAAATTCTAAAAAGAATTACATTATTAAATAAAAATTATCCATTAAAAGCATCTAATTGTAAACAAATTGATTTTCAAAGAAAAACAGATACTTTGGATAATATAAATACTATTTATGATGATATAAAAGATGCATTTATTTCAGAAAAAGTTGTATTTTTTGGAGGTTATGCAATTTCTCTCTATTCTCAATATATGCCTTCTAGGTTAAAACATAAATTTAAAAAATATCCAGATTTTGATGTATTATCTATTCATCCTCAAAAAACAGCAGAAAATATTGTTAATCAGTTAGAAAGTAAAGGAATCAAAAAAATATCTATTGTTAAAAAAACAGGAGTTGGAGAGATTATTTCAGAACACTATGAAATAATCATTAATAAAGATACTGTTGCATTTATATATAAACCTCTTGCTTGTCATAGTTACAATGTTATTCATATTAATAATAAAAATATTAGAATTGCTACAATAGATACTATGTTAAGTTTTTATTTAGCTTTTTTATATGCAAATAGAGAGTATTATGATACAAATAGAATATTATGTATGTCTCAATATTTATTCAAAGTTCAACAACAAAATAGATTAGAACAAAAAAGTTTATTAAAAAGATTTAGTATTCATTGTTATGGTCATCAAGAAACTTTGGAAGAAATTAGAGCTAAAAAAACAAAAAAATTTATGAATTTAAAGAAAAAGAAAAATTCAAAAGAATATGAAAAGAATTTTTTGAGATATCGTCCAGTTGATATTGCAAAGAAAAATTTGGATTTAGAAAATTTAATAAAAATTCCTACAATGAAATCTAAGACTTTAAAGAGAGAAAATAGTAATTCAACTAGAAAAAATAGTAAAAGTAAATTATTACGAATGCAATAAAAGAGCTAATATATAATAAATTAATCCAAAAGTTAAACTCATAAAAATATTTCCATAAATATTAATATTTCCATCTTTGAAGAAAAACATAGGAATATATGTGCTTAACAATACTCTAATAAATGGTAACTGAAATAAAAAATAAATTAATGAGAGAATAATAGCTAATTGCCATTCATTAAAATTATTTTCTAATATATATTTTTTTGTATTATTATAATCAAAAATAGAATTACTTTTTCTCTCTTCTTCCTCTTCTTCTTCAATAAAATCATGTTTAGAAGAAGAAGGAATATATTCTTGTTGAACTTGTTCATCTAAATATTGCGTTTTATTTATAGGTATATCTCTTGACTGCAAATTAGTAGCACCATTTATTCTAGCTTGTTGAATCCCATTAACAAGTTCATTCATAATAGATGGATCTAAACTACTTTCTGATGAAGATAATTTTGTATTCTCTCCAACAATATTATCCGTAATATTAAATTTAACATTAGTATCTGTTGGTAACTCAAAAATGCTTGTAGCCATTATATTTATAAAATGAATTATAAATATAATTATGACGAATTATTCTTGTGTTCCATATTTACACTTCTTTTTGTTGAACTACATTTAGTTGAAACTAAATTATATTGAAAACATTTTCCATCTTGTTTAAATATTTTATTTTCAATTTCATCTAAAGGAGGAGCATAGAAAATCACACAATTATCTCCTTTACACATTTTTCTAAAAAGAGTTGCCAACCCAAATCCTAATAAGATTGACATAATATATTTTCCTGTTTGTGTCTTTAAAAATTTTGAGAAATGTAAAGCCATATATATTATAATTATAATATATAATGAAAATACCAATACGCTATTTACCTTTTTCTTTAAGCAAAAAAGATAAAAAGAAACAAGTCAAAATGTTAAAATTATCAAGAAATAATTATAAAAAACATAAATACTATAATAGAGAGAAATTAGCATCTTATAAAAATAAAAAATCAAATCATATAACTGATGCACAAAAAATATATAAAATAAAATCAATTACTCCAAATAAAGAACTTTCTCTCAAAACAGGATGTTCCCTCTCTTCATTGAGAGAAATTGTAAGAAAAGGAGAAGGAGCTTATTATTCTTCTGGATCAAGACCGAATCAAACTGCACAAAGTTGGGGATTAGCAAGATTAGCAAGTTCTATTACTGCAGGAAAATCCGCAAGCGTTGATTTTGATATTTTAGAAAAAGGATGTAATCATAATAAGAAGGCTTATAAACTAGCTTTACAATCAAGAAAAAAATACAAATTTGGAAGAGGTAAAACTAGAAAGGTTGTTACATAGATGCCCATTCATATAATGTTTTTAATTTAATTTTCTTTTCAAATCCTCGTCCTTCTTCTCCAACAGGACAATCAATATTTTTATTTGTTTCCATTCCAATTGAATCCCAAAACCCTGCAGATGCATCCACATCAATATAAACGAAATAATCCATATATATATCTTCTCTCATAATTTCATTCAAAAGAGAGAAAACCATAATTCTAGATAACTGAATTCCTTTGAATTCTGGAAAATCAGAATCAATACCGATACTCATATGACATGTGCTTCCAGAACCAAAACATTCTTTTGTTCCATTCAAAATGTCTCCAGCAATCTCAAAATGAGCAATCTCTTCTTTTTTACGAAATATGGTAATACCTCTGTATAATGTTGGAGGAGTATATTCTGGACTGGAAATCTTCTTTTCATAATGAATTCGCAATCCTTCTTTTTTAAAGAGCTCTTTTGCTTTTTTCATTTTATTTTTGTTCAAAAGAGAGAAAATCTTGGACTTGTTTAAATAACGGTCTTGCATTTTGTTAAGTGATAGAATATATTTTTATTAAAGCATTTCAATTTTATTTTAATGGACTTGTCCATTAAAATAAAACAATGACCCCGTATGGGTCCAGAAATTATATACTTTTCTCTCTCTTATATCTGTACAGGCAACTTAGAAATAAGATGGTCAGCTGGACATTTTACTTCTTTTGAAGTAAATGTAAAACAGTTGTTTGCTGTATCTTTATATTGTATTTTTCCAATATTTTGAGGAGTAGGATATACATATACTTTTCTCTCTTCTTCACCAAATATATATACAAATATCAGTCCTACAATGAAACTTATGATAAATACTTTGATACATATATATTTCAACATAGTATTATATTAGATAATAATTATAACTCACCAGTTTGTAATAAATGTCTTACATACATTAAAATATATAATGTCTTATTAGAAGAATCTATTAATTTTGCATTTTTTGTATCCAATAATGCTTTCTTCATTTTTTCATTTTGGGTAAATTTGGCTTTTTGTGCTAAAAACATTTCATAATTCTCTCTATATCTATTTATATCTGCATCTTCTGAAGAAGGTAATTCAAAATCTTCATCAATTGTTATTTCATCTGGTCTTACTTTTATGCCTTTATATATTCCATCTGTTCCATAATGTTTTGCTAATGAAATATCATTTGATAAAATAAATTCTGGTTTATCTGGAATAATACTATCTCCATAATCAAGAGAGAACTTTTCATATATTTCTGGATGTCCCTTTTTAAATTTAGATGCATGAAAATATTGTTCAACTGTTTTCCATTTCTTTGAATCTATTGTAAAGTTAGATGTTCCAAAAGTAGATAATTTTCTTCTCCAATCAGTAATTTTATTTAACTTTTCAAATTCAGATAATTTATCTTCAGGAACTTTATCATGTTTATCTTTTCCTGCAGGTAATTTATTAATATCAGAACTTGAAGTAATAAATAATACAATATTTGGATCATATAATTTTTCTTCTTCTACTATTTGTGGAATATCATTTGCTAATTTTATTTCTGGATAATCTTGTGAAATTAATTGTTTTACTTCTTGTTCTTGTTGTGTTTGTAAAGTAATTTCTTCTTTTTCTTCATCAGATTCTTCTCCAAACATATCATTTAATTCAGCTTGAGATATTGGTTTTGTTTCAACTATAACTTTACTTCCTTCTGGTGTAAAGTTTACTTCTTCTAATACATCTTCTTGTTCTTCTTCTGGTAAAGGGTTAGATTTCTTTCTAGATTTAAGTGTTGCCGTTTTAGGATTTCTTTCTTTCTTTTCTGTTTTCTCTCTCTTTTCTGTTTTCTTTTTTAAACTTGGTTCATCACGACTTATATTATCTTCTATTTTAATAGGGATTAAAGAAAATTCATTATATATTGTTTTATATTTTTTTGGAATTTCTACTAATTTATAAGAATTATCATCATTATCACATATAACTTCTGGTTCACTATATTTTAAATGTAGTATTTCATTTAATAAATGTATTAATTTATCTTTATAAATAGATATAACATTACCAATAATTTCATCTTTTATTTCTTCGTCTTTTGTATATTTATATTTATTCAATTCTACTCTGATTTCTTCTATTTCCAAATAACTTTTTTTTTCTAAATCACATAATTGTATATAATCTTCAATATTATCTACAAATAATTCATAATTTTTTTTTATAAAATAATAATCAAGAGTATATTGATCTATTTGTTTTTTAATATTATTAAATCGTTCAACAATTTTGCTTGAAGAAATATATCCAAATAATAAATCATTTTTATACAAAATTACATTTTTTTTTAAATCTTTTATTTTATATTCATATTCTCTCATTTTATCAATATATAATTCTATTTTACCAGTATGTATATCTATTTTTGTTTTACAAGGGTCTGGTTTAACATTACAATAAGCTAATAATATTCTATCACCTTGTATTACTTCTGTTTTAAATATAGTTCCTCCGGGTCTTTTACAAAAAATACATTTAGGAGGTTTTGATTTTTCTTTATAAGCTTTTGTTTTTATTTCATAATCGGATTTTAGTCTATAATATTCTTCCATTTTTTGAATAACTTCTTCTGATAATTTATATATAATTTCAGTTGATTTAGTTGATTTAGTTGGTGTAAGTTGTTCCATATTATTATGATTATTATTTATCTTAATAACACACGTTTTACAGAAATATCATCATATTCATTATTCCAACCAGGTAAACCAGTTATTAAAGAATCTGACATTTTTTGTTTTGCATCTTGATAATTTTTAATTTTAGATAAAATATAATGTTGTTTCTCTCTATTTTTTTTTTCTTTTTCTTTAGGTGTTAATTTTTTTTTATATTTAATAATTAAAATAATAATAATGATAATAATAAATCCAACTCCTAAAGATATATTCATCAAATTATTATTATAGTCCTGTTTAAAGGTATGACATTGTTTTAATGTTTCATTTAAAAAGTATTTCATACCCGGTTCTATTAAAGAAGGTTTTATATCCATTAATTTACTATGTTATAATATCAAAATTATTTATCCTTATATCTATAATATGAATTCTGTGTATTCTTCTTGGTTATACATTCTTATTCTTATTTATGTTATTTGTATTTATTATTCGGAAATAGATGAACCAAATAGTTACATTGATGCAAAAAACAGTTTAGTATCTGGTATAAAATGGGGTGCTTTATTCTTTTTAATTGTTGGTGAATTATCTATGGCATATGCTTTAGATCATAGTAAAGATGATTCTGAACCACAAAATATAAAAATATTATTTGCAGTAATGATTACTTGGTTTTTATTATTTACACCAAGTATTTATTTTTATTATTCTGGTGAACTAACTAATGGATTTTATGGTAAATCATCTATTTATATTAATTCTATATTTGAAAATATTATTGGGTATTTATTTGTAAAAACTGAAGCAAATGAAATCTTTTCAGCTTTAAATATAGGAAAATTTGAAGATGATGGAAAAACTATAAAAGATATGGAAAAAATTATGATTGAAATTAATAAAAGCCGTGCTATATTTATAAATCAATTAAATATATTTAATTTTAAAAATATATGGGACAAATTATTTAGTCCTTTATTTTCACAACTTCATCCGGGTAAAACATTTTCTCAAGCAAATCCTATATTAGATACTTCCAAAAAAGGAGAAACAGTAGGAGAAGGAGAAGGAGAAGTAACAGGAGAAAAAGGAGAAGGAGCAGTAGCAGCAGGAGGAGGAAAAGAAGGAGAAGTAACTAGTAATAATTCTACAGAACATTCTGGTTCAAATGATTCATTAGAACAAATTAGAGAGAAATTATTTAATTTAGTTAAAAGAAAATATATCATTGGT